CAACGTGCACCCAAAGACGCTGCATTCGAGATACGGCAAGGGGGGGGCAGTCAATCCCCTGGCTTCGGGCAAACGTAGATCCGAACGCGGCGCGGGTGGTCGCCGGGGTCAAACACCGCTACTTCATGCCACTAGATTCCGCCATGCGTGAGAAAATCGCGCCACTGGCGAAGCCATACCCCAAGCGCGCGAAAGGGCAGGACGCCGGGCACCCCCCGGCGCTGGGCGGTTCAACTCCGACCCGCGCGCTCCATTCACCGGAAGGCGGCTGAGCATGCCGCTCAACACCACCAATGCCGCCCGCGCCGCCCGGGGCCTGGAGCACCAGCGGCAGGCGCTGGAGCTGCGCCGCGCCGGCCTGGGCTACGAGGCCATCGGCGCGCAGCTGGGCCTGAAGAAGTCGCAGGCGCACCGGCTTGTGCAGGCGGGCCTGGCCGAGTGCCGCGCGCAGGTCACGGCCAACGCCGACGAGTTGCGGTCGGAGGAGCTGTCGCGCCTGGACGGCATGCTGCAGGGCCTGTGGCCGCGGGCGCGCAAGGGCGAGGCGGCCGCGGTCGACCGGGTGCTGAAGATCGGCGAGCGCCGGGCGAAGCTGCTCGGCCTGGACGCGCCGGAGAAGCGCGAGCTGTTCGGCAAGGGCGGCACGCCGCTGGTGCCCGGCGCGCTCGATCCGTCGGGCCTTTCGACGCAGACCCTGCAGGAACTGCTCGCCGCCCGCGATGCTGCAGCTCGCCGAGGCTGACTGGCTGGCGATCGAACGCGAGGCCTGCAAGCGCAGCCTCGTCACGTTCATCCGCCGCGCCTGGTCCGTGCTCGAGCCGGGCCAGCCCTACGTGCACGGCTGGCACATCGACGCGATGGCCGAGCATCTGGAGGCGGTGACGGCCGGCCAGATCACGCGGCTGCTGATCAACATCCCGCCCGGCACGATGAAGTCGCTGATGACCGGCGTGCTGTGGCCGGCCTGGGAGTGGGGGCCGCGGGGCCTGGCGCACCAGCGCTTCATAGGCGCCAGCCACGAGGCCACGCTCGCCACGCGCGACAACCTGCGCATGCGCCGGCTGATCCAGTCGGAGTGGTTTCAGGGGCTGTGGCCGCTGGCCTTCACGGGTGATCAGAACGAGAAGACCTACTTCGAGAACGAGCGCACCGGCTGGCGGCAGTCGTGCGCCGTCAAGTCAATGACCGGCCGGCGCGGCGACCGCGTGGCCTGGGATGACCCGCACAGCGTGGAGGACGCGCACAGCAAGGCGGCACTGGCCGAGGCCGAGCGGGTGTTTTCCGAGACGCTACCGACCCGGCTGAACAACCCCGACCGCAGCGCCATCGTCATCACGATGCAGCGCCTGCATGAGGCCGACATCAGCGGCCTGATCCTGGCGCGCGATCTCGGCTATGAGCACTTGTGCCTGCCGATGGAATGGGAAGCGCCGCGCAAGGCCACTAGCATCGGCTTCGTCGACCCGCGCACGGAGGTGGGTGAGCTGCTGTTTCCGGCCCGGTTTCCGCGCGCCGTGGTCGACCGCGACAAGAAGGTGATGGGCGCCTACGCCGTGGCCGGGCAGCTGCAGCAGCGGCCGGCGCCGCCCGGGGGTGAGGAGTTCCAGCCCGACATGATCGGCGTGATTGACGCCCTGCCCGCCGGGCGCATCCGCTGGTGCCGCGGCTGGGACTTGGGCGCGACGGAAGGCGCCGGCAGCTACACGGCCGGCGTGAAGGTTGGGCTACTAGAGGACGGCCGCGTCGTGTTCGCCGACGCGCGCCGCGAACAGTTCGCCGTGCACAAGCGGGATGCCTTCATCAAGGCCACCGCGCAGCAGGACGGAAAGGGCATCCTGCAGAGCCTGCCGCAAGACCCCGGGCAGGCCGGCAAGACCCAGGTCGCCGGGTTCGCGGCGCTGCTGCTCGGCCACGAGTGTCACTTCAGCACGGAAAGCGGGGAGAAGACCGTGCGGGCTCGGCCGCTGGCCAGCCAAGTGAACGCCGGCAACGCGGTGATGCTGCGCGGCGCGTGGAACCGGGACTTCACAGACGAGCTGCGCACGTTTCCGAATGGCCTGTACTCCGACCAGGTGGATGCGGCCTCGCGCGGGTTTGCGGTGCTGCTTGAGCCCGAGGCGCGGTCGATGGTGTTCTAGGCGCCTCGTTCCTAGCATCGGCCCCCTATGCCCGAGCTAACCATCAACGCCGACGACCTGCGCGCGCTCGTGCGGTCGCGCGAATCGCTGCTGTACGGCTCGCTCGACGAGAAGCGCCCGCGGGCCTGGGCGCAGTTCGGGTATCCCGAGACGCTGACGCCCGAGCGCCTGCTCGCCGCCTACCTGCGCGGCGGCCCGGCCTTCCGCGCCGTGCACCACGTGCTCGACCGCTGCTGGCAGGAATGGCCCCGGGTCAAGCTGAAGGCCAGCGACGCCGAGACGCCCTGGGAGACCCGGCTGCAGGGCATCATCGAAAAGGTCAGCGCGTGGCCGAAGCTGCAGGATTGGGACCGGCGCAACATGGTCGGCCGCTACGCCGGCCTCATCCTGCGCGTGGCCGACGGGAAGCAGCTGCGCGAGCCGCTGATGAGGGCGTCGCGGCTGGTCGACTTGGTGCCGGTGTATGAGCACCAGCTGAAGGTGGTGGGCTGGGACAGCGACAGCGCCAGCGACACGTTCGGCCAGCCGACCATGTGGCAGTACCGCATGCGCACCAGCGACCGCCAGGACACGCAGGGCAAGCCCGAGCAGTGGGTCGACGTGCACCCGAGCCGCGTCCTGATCCTGGCCGAGGGCGCCGTCGGGGATGACTTCTTCGACGGCATCCCGCTGCTGCAGCCCGGGTTCAATGCCCTGGTCGACCTAGAGAAGGTCAGCGGCGGATCGGCCGAGAGCTACCTGAAGAACAGCGCCGGCCGCATGTCGTTCATCTTCGACAAGGATGCCGACCCGACGAAGCTGGTCGCGCCCAAAACCCCGGGCGCAGCCGTGACTCCCGACGACGTGCGCGAGGCGATGAACGACCGCGTGCACGGCCTGCACGAGAACGTCGACCGGGCCATCGTTGGCCAGGGCGTCAAGGCCGAGATTCTGCAGACGCAGATGCACGACCCGCGCGGCGCCTGGGAGATCGCGGCGAACACCTTCGCGGCGGCCGTCGGCATCCCGTTCACCATCCTGTTCGGTCAGCAGACCGGCCGACTGGCCAGCGACGAAGACAAGAAGGCCGACAACGCCCGGTGCAAGTCGCGCCAGCGCAACCTGCTCACCGGCGCCGTGACCGCGGTGATCCGCCGGCTGCAGGCGTGCGGCATCGTCGAGGCGTCGGACTTCGAGGTCGAGTGGGCGCCGCTGGATGCGATGGGCGAGAAAGACAAAGCCGCGTTGCTGGTGCAGTACACGCAAGCGAACAAGGCTTACGCCGAGACGACAGGTACTCCGCTCTTTGACGGAAACGAGTTGCGAGGCGTCGTGGACTTTGAGCCCAATCCAGAGCTTGACGACATGCCGGGCGAGGGTGATCCCGCCGACGACGAGGGCGACCCGGGCGCGCTGCCGCCGCAGCCGTGAGCCGCATCCGCCCGCGCTCGCCCATCATCCCGGGCGACACGACCGACCGCACCGGCAGCGGGCCTGTTCAGCGCCGGGCGATCCGGGCGATCCGGCAGCGCTGGGCCGGGCTTGCGGCCGAGGTGCTGGCCATCTTCGCGCGCATCCGGGTCGTCGGCGAGGTGGCGCAGAACGACCAGAGCACGCAGCCGCGGACGGTGTACGCGCTGACGCCCGAGGAACTGGCCGCCGTTACACAGGCGTTACGCGAGGCCTTCGACCGCTGGATCGAGGCCGTGGCCGGCGGCAGCTACCGGACGCATTGGTACGCGCAGATCGACGCCGAGGCCGCACAGCTTGGGCTGGCGCAGAGCGCGGCGAACCTGTCGGCGCTGTCGGCCACCTACGCGGCGTCGCGGGACATCGGCTCGGCCCTCATGAGCCAGGGCTTTCAGAACCGGGTGGCGATGGCGCAGATCAAGAGCTACGAGCACTGGACCGGGCTGTCTGCCGGCGAGAAGTCGGCGCTGTCGCAGATCATCGGTCGCGGCGTGGTCGACGGGAAGAACCCGCGCGTGGTGGCGAAGGAGATCGCAGAGCGCATGGGGGTTTCGCGGGCAAGGGCTGAGCAGTACGCACAGACCGACATCACCGACACGCTGCGCATGACACGCCTAGACGAGCGCGACTGGGCCGTTGAGAACCTGGGCATGGAGATCGGCCTGCTGTGGAAGTCGGCGCTGATCCCGACGACGCGGCCGACCCACGCCGTGCGCAACGGCCGCACGTACAGCAGCGCCGAGGTGCGGGACTTCTACAGCCGCGACGGGAACATCTACCGCTGCTTCCTGCCCGGCACGCGCGTGGCCGGCCGCTTCTCAGCGGGCATCCAGTCCTACTACAAGGGGCCGGCCGTGCGTCTGGTGACTGCTGCGGGCCACGAACTCGCCGTTACCGCGAATCACCCCGTGCTGACCGCCCGCGGGATGGTGCCGGCCGCAGAACTCCGCGAAGGCGATCACCTTGTCGCGTACCGCGGCCAGGTCGAAGGACTTGCCGCGCGGGTGCGACAGCTGCACGGTCAGCTGGTTATGCCCCGCGTCGAGGATGTATTCCGTGCGCTTGTGGATGCGGGTGGACATCAGAGCACGGCTCGGGTGAGCCCCGTAGATCTCCACGGCGACGCGGCCTTCGTTGACCCACAAGTCCACGTTGTAAGGGCCGATCGGGAACTGGTGTTCGGCATGGACGCCGACGCGGGCCAGCTCCTCGATCAGCTGGCGCTCGTGTGCCCCGACACGACGGCTGCGCGTCGCCGCGCGCTTGATCTTCTCGCCCATCGGGATGTCGCGCACCCTGGCGGCAGCGTTGGCGCCAGCGACATGCGCGCGGCGGGCGTCGGCGTCGAGCCGGGCCATCCGGGCGCGCTGCCCTTCGCTGCGATCCCGCCAGGGAAGCCCGAGGCGTCTGAAGGCCCGGATGATGGTGCTGCGGCCAATGCCGGTGCGCTGGCTGATCGACAGCAGCGACTCCCCGGCCATGTGGGCGGCGTGCAACGGCTGGCAGGCCTTGGTGGTCTGCTCGCGGTCCCATTGCAGGGGCCGGAACCCGACGCGGTGGAACGCCTCCATGACGGTGCGATCACAGGCCCCGATGCTGTCGGCGATGTTCTTCAGCGTTTCGCCGGCCTTGCAGCGTTCGATCAGGTGGTTGATGTCGTGGTGAGCCATTACGAGGGGCATGTGTTCGACCTGCAGGAGCGGAGTGGGCTCATGCTAGGAAGCAACATCGTCGCGTCGAATTGCCACTGCAGCGTCACCGAGGTGCTTCTCGACGACGAAGGCCGCCCGATGCTGACCGACCGCGCCAAGGAGACCAGCCGCACCGAGCTGGCCCGCTGGCAGGCGCAACAGAAGAAGACCGCCCGCAAGTAGGGCGCCCTCCGTGGGGATTGCCTCGGCCGGCGGGTTCCGCTACGGTCGCGCGTCATGAAAACACCCCGCGCCCTGCTCATCCCCGCCGCCCTGGCCATGCTGTCTGCCTGCGGCGGCGGCGGCAACGAACCCCCGCCCGAACTTATCTGGCAGGCCACGGCCTCAAGCTCGGGCATCCCGGAAGAGCCGACCGGCCGGACGCAGTGGTCCCCGCAGATGATCGCGGCCGGCGGCTTCACGCCCGCGCGCCCCTTCAGCGGCGAGGCCTGCATCGATGGCACATGGTCGCAGGCGCTTCTCCACGACGCCACGGTCGAGATCGCGGTCGGCACCGCCGGGCTACCGCTGCAGCAGAGCGGCAGCCGCGCCAGGTTCGTGGCCTCGGGGCTTGCCGGCGCTACGCTGTCGATCCCGTTCCGCATCTGCCGGCCGGCTGAAGGCCCAGGACTCGGCACGCTAGCGGTCGAGGCCTTCCCCCGCGCTGTCTGCACCGTCGGCAACTTCCGGTGCCTGGGGGCCTACAGCGTCACCGTGCGCTGGTCCGTGGTGGGCAGCTACCGCTGATCCGTAGCATCGCCCATGCCGGCTAGGGGTGGCCGGTTCATCGTTGTTGTCTCCTGCCCGCTGCATGGGCACCTCGGCCCCGGCGTCGCAAGGCTCCGGGGCCTTTTTCCGCCTGTTCGTAGCATGGCGCTTGCCAACGGGTGGAGCCGTGGCAGACAATCGCACCGAGCCCTCAAGCTCATGCAGTCTTACCCGGCAACGGGACGCGGCTCCACACGCGGAAACTGCATGGCCTTGAGGGCTTGTTCGTTTCCGGCCGCCAGCGGGCGCGCGAGCGTGGCGAAAGCGAGCACGGCCCTGCATCGGGCCACACCGCGCAAAGACCGGCCGGTCGGCTCACCCTGACCGCGCGCCGTGCGGCCTGTTTGCGAGGGACCGCGCAAGACGACGGGTTACGGGGTGACTTCAGCCTGCCCGCCGCCGACGAATCGCAGCCTCCTGGGTGCGCTGGGCCTGCATGCTTCCATGACTGCATGCAGTGCCGGGCGAGGCGTGACTCTCCTGTCACCCTTGGCAGTGCTATGGGCGGCCGTTCCTAGCATCGCGCCGCATGAAGCACACCCGTGTCCATGTCCTGTCGGCCGTCAACGCCGGCGCGGTCTCGAAGTCCGGCGGCCGGTACACGGTCGCCAACGTCTGCGGCGCCGTCGACGGCATCGTGATGAATGGGATGGCCTACATGGCCGACCAGCTCGCAGCCGGCGCCCCGTCCCTCGAAGGCAAGCCCGCCCCCGCCGGCCACCCGAAGGACGACGCAGGCCGCTACATCAGCGCGCTGAGCGGGAACGCCCTGCTGACCAGCTACGCCGGCGCCGTGTGCACCAACGTCCGCCACGAAGGCGGCCGGACGCTGTACGACGTGGTCGTCAACGAGGCCCAGGCCAAGGCGCACCCCGACGGCGCGAAGCTGGTCGATCGGCTCGACGCGGCCATGAACGGCAGCAACGCCGAGCCGATCCACGTGAGCACCGGCCTCTTCTGCAAGGCCATCACCGCGAACGGCGAGAGCCTGGGCAAGAAGTACCAGCGCATCGCCACCGAGATCGTCTATGACCACTCGGCCTTCCTGCTGAACGAGAGCGGCGCCGGCACGCCAGAGCAGGGCGTCGGCATGTTCCTGAACGCGGCCGGCGAGGCTGAACAAGTCGAAGCCGTCACCGTCAACGAAGCGTTGGACCGCCGCTGCGAGGGCTTCGCCGGATGGGCTGAGAGCCTGCTGCGCAAGCTGCTCGGCAACGAGGACGAACTCAGCCTCGATCAGATCCGCGAGGGCCTCTACAAGGCCCTTCCCGAAGGCGGCTGGGTGCGCGAGGTCTTCGCCCGCTACGCCGTCTGGTCCGACCGTGACGGCCGCATGTACCGCCAGGACTACACCGTGGCTTCGGATGGGTCGTCCGTAGCATTTTCTGGGACTGCTCAAGAGGTGCGCGAGAAGCGCGAGTACGAGCCCGTCAACAACCTGCAGAGGGATTCAATGAAGGACATGATCGTCAACGCCCTGCGAGCCGCGGGCATCTCGACCGAAGGGCTGACCGATCAGGCGCTCGTCGACGCTTACAACGCGCACGTTCGCACCTCCGCCGAGGCGCCGATGAAGGCGCAACTGGCCGCCGCGAACGCGCAGCTGCAGACCCTGCAAGCCAACGCGCAGCAGGCCGAAACCGCCGAACTGGCAACGCTGGCCGCCGAGCTGGCCGCCAATGCCAAGGGCCTGACCGCCGACGACTTCAAGGCCATGGGCCTGAAGCGCTGCAAGGAGCTGAAGGCCAACGGCACGACCGCTGCGCCGGTGCTGCCGGGCAGTGCCGCCGCGACCACCACGGCCGGCGCCGAGTTCGCCAGCTATGACTTCAACGCGCTGATCGACGCCGCCGACGGCGCCGGCAAGCGCTGAACCGAACGAAGGAGAAGCGCTCATGAGCCGCACCGTCTACAAAGGCCCGAACGGCCGCCAGCCCGTCACGACCGACGCCCGCGTCTGCGCGGCTGCGCTGCTGCCGTGCACGTTCGTCACCGAGAGCGCGACGCAGTTTGCGCAAGCCACCGCGCCGGGCACGACGTTCCTGCGCCTGCTGGCCGACCGTGACTTCTACAGCACGGCCCAGCTCGACGCGACCGACCCGCTGAAGACCGCGTATGCCTCGGGCGACACGGGCGTCGCCTACATCCTGGAGCCGGGTCAGCGCTACTTGGTGGCCGTGGCCGCCGCGACCTACACCTACGGTCAGGAGCTGACCGTGGGCGCCGCCGGCCGGGCTGTGGCCGCCGCGTCGACCAACCGTGTGATCGCCTTCGCCCGGGAGGCCGGCGCACGCGCTGCCGGCGACCTGATCGAGGTCGAGATCGCCATTTACTACGCCAAGGCCTGACGGGAGAACAGACCATGCTTCGCTACACCGAAGAACAGATCGCCGCCATCAACGCGGCGCGCGCCGGTTTCAACCAGCGCCAGGTGGCCATGGCCGCGAACCACGTCGCCGACATGCAGTTCGCTGGCAACGCCTCGGGCGTCGACATCGACGCCTGGCGCCGCATCGACACCAGGGCCGTGCAGATCCAGCGCGACGTGCTGGCCGTCTTCAACACGCTGGCCCGCGCGAACACCACGCCGATGGGCGTCGGCGACCTGATCAGCTACTTCCCGCAGATCAGCGACAGCGGCGCGGTCACCGTCTCCATGGACGGCCGCAACGGCCAGATTGCTGACCAAGCGCAGGTGAAGTACGTCGGCACCCCCGTGCCGGTCATCTCGTCGGCGGCCCGCATGGGCTGGCGCCAGATGGCCGTCGTGCGCAAGGGCGGCGTCGGCCTCGATGTCGAGACCATCGCCAACCACCAGCGCAAGGTGGCCGAGAAGCTTGAAGACATGGTGCTGAACGGCGACGCCAGCACCGTTGTCGGCGGCTCGCAGGTCTTCGGCCTGCGCAACCACCCGCAGCGCAACACCGCGACCCACGGCTTCGACCTGAACAGCACGGCCACCGGTGCCAACTGGCTGACGGCCTTCCGCCAGCTGGTCGACGCGTGCGTGGGCGACAACGCCTTCGGCCGCATCACCGTGTTCCTGAACTACAGCGATTGGGTGTACGCCTCGATCAACGAGTTCGCCGCGGGCTACCCGAAGACCATCCTGGCCCGCCTGCGCGAGATCGAGCAGATCGCCGACATCATCCCCTGCGGTCGCGTGCCTGCCGACAACATCCTCGGCATCGCCGGCCTGGCCGATGGCAATTGGGGCTCGATCCTGTCGGCCATGCCGATGACGACCCGCCCGAAGGTGCGCCAGAACCCCGAGGACGACTACGTCTTCGACGTGATGGCCGTCGTGGCGCCGCAGTTCCGCACGGACTTCGACGGCCGCGCCCCGTTCGCGCACCTGACGGCCAGCTGATCGTGAAGGTCACCGTCACCCACCTAAAAGCGCCGTGGCCCGCTGGCACGGTGCCGGGCCACGTGGTCGACTTCCCGGGCCTGGACGCCATCCCGGCCTGGGCTGCGGGCAAGTGCACGCCGGCTGCCGACGATGCCGAGGCGGTGTCGTCGTGGCCGGTCGCAGTCGCCCCGGCTGAGCTAACCGTCGAGTCCGTCAAGGCGCCCGAGGGTGAGCCCGTGGTGAACCCCGCCGGCAAGAAGGCCAAGGCCGCCGCCGGCTGAGCCCGCGCACCGCCGTCGCCCGCCATGCTCACGCTCGCGCAGGCGACGGCCTACCTCGACGAAGCCCTCGGCATCACGGTGCCGAGCTTCGTCGTTCACGCCGCAGTCGACGACGTGGCCGCGCTTGAGCCGGCCATGGTGACCGCGGGCTACAGCGCCGCGACCATCGTGCGCATTCAGGCCATGGCCGTGGCCATCGTTGCCGGCGCCGACAGCGCGCGCCGCATCCAGTCGCAGGGCGCCCCATCGGGGGCCTCGCGCAGCTTTAAGAACGCCGACAACGCCATCACGGCACTGCGGCGCAGCCTGTCCGGCCTGGACACAGCCGGCATCACGGCCGCGCTTGTCGGGGCCGACCCGGCCAATTCGACGCTTCTCCTCGTGGTCTAGGGCGCCGCCCGCGTGACAGCGCACACCAGCACCAGGCGCCGCGGCTGACCCTGCCAGACATCACCAAACAGGACACCCGACCATGACGATTCCGCAAGGGTTTGAATTCACCGGCGCCGGCTGGTATGACCGCACGACCGGCCGCGGGCCGTACAGCTATGACGGCGTTTCCATGACGCTCATGGGCGCCGGCAACGTCGCCACGTTACGCGATGCGTTCGAGACCTATGACCCCGTGAACGGTGGCCGCTGGGTCGAGTCGCGCGGCAGCGGCGACCTGGTGTTCGTGGACGGCAACGCAGCAGCCGCTTCGTACCTCGTCATCAGCAAAGACCCGCTGCAGGCCGGAACAGAGACGGTCGTCACGTCGCTTGACACCGTCAAGATGCCGATTGAGGCGTCGATCGGCCTGTCGATGTCACAGCGCACGCTCGGCCAGGAGATGGCGGTCGAGTTTGTCGATACGCTGCCGTCGCTTCCCGATGTGCCCGACATTGCCATCGCGTCGATCACTCAAGCGCTGTCGGTGTTGACGGTTGACACCGTTGCACCGCACGGCCTGTACGCTGGCCGATCTATCGGCATCTTTGGGTGCGCAAACGAGTTAGCGAACTATCCGTCTTTGGTTGTCGCCACTGTTACGTCGCCGACCCAGTTCACAGTAACTGCGGGGCCTGGTGGCACTATCGCATCGCAGACGATTGCGAACCCATCCGGCGAGAAGGGGTTTGTCTATTTCCGAGAGCGACTTGGCCGCGCGCAAAACGGCGTTTCGCAAATCTTCGAGAACCCGACCGTTACGAACTCGTCGTTTTACGTCCGCAGCGAATCTGGCGACGTGCTTCCGTCGGGAACCGTCGCGGGAAACCACTCCGTCACGATTGCGACGACGGCCTCGACTCAAATTGCCCCCAACACGCCGTACACGTACAGCTTCTCCCCTTCGACGGAGTACCGCTACAACATCCAGTCGGATCGCGTCCAGTGTTCCGATACAGTCATCGACACTGTTGCGCAGTCGATCAACCGGTTGCTGCGCGTGCAGGTCTGCCCGGACCCGCTTAATGACTACCGCCTGCGCTTTCGGGCCACGAACAACAAGGCACTGACTGTCCCTGCCGCGCAGATCGTTTCAGCGGTTAAAGCCACCCCCAGCGCCACCGCGACGATTACAACCGACGTTCCGCACGGGTTTATTGTTGGTGATCCGGTTGTCGTCTACGGCATCCGCGATCAGACCAACTTCGCCAACCTTCTGGTAGCTACGGGCGTTGCGTCTGTCATTGATGCTACGTCGTTCACGATTGTCATCGGTACGGCCGTTATCTCAACCAGCTATGGCGGATACGTCGCCAAGGTGCAGGGTGGTAACCTGATGTCTGCGCTGGGCGCCAGCGCGGTGGTTGCGCAGTCTGCGGTTTTGTCCACGCTGGCAGACGGCACGCGGCAACTCGTCATCACCGGAAACACGACATGGGCCGCTGGCTCTATCGGCGACCTCGTTAACGTGGTCGGCATGCGGGCAGACCTGACAGGCACTTCGCTCGGCATGGATGGCCCGTGGAAGATCGCCAACCAGGCCACGACTTTCCTGACGTTGGTTTTGCCGTTCCCGGGTCAGCGCACCCTTCCGGCGGACTTCGCCAGCACCAACTGCGGCGGCGCGATCATCAAGCGCACCGACATTCGGGTGTCGTTCGTGCGGGTGTTCGAGTTCCAGCGCGAGCGTGTTGAGCTGCTGTCTCGCCCGGCCGGCGACATGGCCGGCGCGGTTCCTGTTGTCCCGCAAGGGGGCACGATTGCCTCCGTCACTGGCGTCACGACCGTTTCGACCGTCTCCGCTGTCACCAGCGCCGGTACGCCGCTTGCCCCGGCCACGCCCTACATCCTGAACAGTCTCGCATCTACCAACATCGCCTTGATTTTGACGGGCTCCAGTGGCCTGCAGGCTTTCTACGCCACAAACATCGGCGCAACTCCGGCATTTGTGAAGCTGTACAACAAAGCGACCGCGCCGGTTCTCGCGTCCGATGTTCCTGCAATGGTTATCACCGTTCCTGCAGCAGTGGCCGGCGTTCCTGGGGCGGTCGAGATCACGCCAGGCTTCAACGGTTACCGCTTTGCATTGGGCTTGGGCATCGCCATTACCGGCGGCGTGGCAGACACCGACGCCACGGCGGTGGCCGCAGGCCAAGTCAAGGTCATGCTGTCTCGGACCGTGTAAGGACATCGCGCCGGAACCATAAGAGCCAGTTTCCGGTGCTTCACCGCCCATTGAACCAGGAGAACACCATGCCGCGCAATTACAACACGACCTCGGGGCTGCCTTACCCGCGGGTTTGCAGGATCGTCATCGATCACCACGAGGACGGCACATCGACCGTGACCTACGAGGAGCGCACCGCCATCGTCGATGCAGGCGGCGCCGTGCGGCTGCTCGACGGCCGGCCCGAGGTGCGGATGCTGCCGTTGCCTGCGCCGACGCAGCCGGTCGGGTACGTCAACCCGGCCACGGGCGCGCAGATCCCGGGCTCGACGACTGTGCAGCAGATGCTGATGGGCATCACCGCCATCTGCCGGCGGGGTCAGCTCCTGCTCGACGGCGAGACCGACCCGCTGCAGCCGCTGCCCTGACCATGCTCGTCGCCCACTACATCGGCGCCCACCGCGGCGATAGCCTGCATGTCCGCCTGGGCTGGGCCGCCGTGCGCGCCGTGCAGCGGGGTGACTTCCGCCGGGTGACGCACGTCGAGTCGATCCTGCAAGAGCACGACGACGGCACCGTCACCATCGCCAGCAGCAGCCTGCGCGACGGCGGCGTGCGAGCCAAGCGCGTGTCGCTCAAGCCGGGGCACTGGCTCATCGCTGATGTGCCGCAGTGGGACGTGGTGCGCGCGCTGGCCCTGCTCGACGAAACCGAGGGCTGGCCTTATGACCTTCTGGGCGCCATGGCCACCGTGCTGCCCACGCGCCAGGCGGGCCGGCGCTACTTCTGCAGCGAATGGGTGGCCACGCCGTTCCTGCGCAGCCCGCAGACCTTCGGCCCGGCGCAACTGGCCGCTATCACCATGAGCCCCGCCTTCGGCCGCGACGTGACGGCCGAGTTCTTCGGCAGCCGAGCCGGCGCCTGAAGCAGCATGCCGGCCGTCTACCTCGCACAGCCGACCACCGCATCCAGCTGGTCATATCGCCAGACCGCCACGCTCTGGCGCCTGGCGGACACGGCCGAGTGGAGCGGCCAGACGACATACACGCTCGCCGGGCAGTTTCTGTGCGACCACTCCGCAGAGTCGCGCCGCATGGCCAGCGCCAGCGGCGACGAGTTCGTGTCGCGGCTGCTGATCTACACCTCACTGCCCGACATCAAGCAGGGCGACATGGTGCTGGTGGGCGTGTCTGAGCTGGCCGACCCGTTTGCGGCCGGCGCCCAGGAGGTGCGGGCAGTGGCCTCGTGGGCCGACACCTTTAAGGCCGAAGGCGCGCCGGACTTCCGCGTCGCCACCTGACGGCGCGCGGCCCGCGCGGTGGGCCTTCCTAGCATGCCGGGCATGGATCGCAACCGTGTTCGCGTGGTCAACCGCATGCCGCAGTTTCTGACGGCGACGCAGGCCCGCGCGCAGAGCACGGTGCTGACGATGTTGATCCCGATCGGCAGCGAGGCCGCGGGCATGACGCCGCGCGAGACCTCGAACCTCATCAACTCGCAGTACCGCGACGTTCAGCAGCAGGGCACGCGCGTGACTGGCCGCATCGGCTACACCGCCGAGTACGCCGCCGCGGTGCACGAGGCGCCCGGCACGCTGCTGGGCACGAACACGCCCCGCCCTAGCGGCAAGGGCGTCGTCTGGGGCCCGTCCGGTGAGCCCGAGTTCCTGCGCAAGGGCGCAGAGCAAGCGAAGCCGCTGGTTGAGCAGGCCCTGCGCCGGGGGATGCGGCTGTGACGGCCATCGCCGAGCGCATCGCCGATGTCATCCGCCCGGTGTTGCCCGGCGTCGTGCTGTCGTTCGGCCGCGTGGCCGGCGCACCGGATGCACAGAAGCGCTACGCGGTGATCCGCCCGGCCGGCGGCGGCAGTGGCGACCTCGTGCGCCGCCCCCTTTTCACGCTCGACCTCATGGGCCTGCCGAACGGCGACGCCACGCAAACCGCGGCGCTTGTCGAAGCAGTCATCCAGCGCATGCGCCAGCCCGCCGACGGCCTGGTGTTCCTGGCCCCGGGCGAGCCCAGCTTCACCACCACCGCCGAAGGGCGGCCCCTGTCTTCGGTCGCCATCGCGGCGATCACCGAAACCGCACCTGTCTGACCGCAGAGGAGAGAGACCATGCCCGCCTACACCGGCCGCGACGTACTGATCGAGTTCGCCATCGGCGACGAAAACGCCGTTCTCGGCTCCCTGGTCTTCAAGACCCTCGGGATGATGCGGGGCAAGGGCATGAACGTGAACTGGGACGTGGTCGACGCCACCGGCGACAAGAGCGCGCAGTACACGCGCCAAAACCTCGTGACCTTCAAGCAGGTCGAGTTCTCGGGCGACGGCGTGGCCTACACCGAGGCCGTGCACAACCAGGCCGAGCTGAAGGCGCACATCTACAACCCGGGCGCCGGCACGGGCAACCAGCCGAAAGCCTGGATTCGCCAGACCGCACCGGACGGCGTGACCGTCGGCCCGTTCATCTTCAGCGCCTGGGAGAGCGCGTCGCCTTTCGACGACGTTGTCACCTGGAGCACGAGCGCGCAATCGAACGGCGCCGTCACCTTCACCCCGGCCTGACCGCCGCACCACTTCAGGAGCCTGAACCATGCCCGCCATCGCAAGCATCGAAGCCAACGTCAATGCGGACTTCGCCGCGCCGCTGACTGTGCTCACCGCCAGCGACACGATCACCTTCACGCCGGGCCGCGTGCAGCTGCTGGTCATCCGCAACCCGACCGGCGGCTCGCTCACGCTCAAGATCGACGGCGACGCCGGCACGACCGTGGCCGTCCCGGGCCTGGGCAACGTCAGCGTTGCGGGTGGCTACGACATCATCGTCGGCGCGGGCCTGTCGCGCGCCGTGCGGCTGTCGACCATCAGCAGCTACTGCCAGGGCGTGGTGACGCTGACCGGCGCGGCCTTGTGCGTCGTGCAGCTGTTCAACATCTGACCGGCCTGCGCCCCGGGCATGCTGGTCGAGCACGGCTTCGTCCGCGCGCAGCTGCCTGACGGGCGCGAGTGGACCTTCACGCCCAGCATTGGCCGCATCGCTGAGCTGGGCACGCCGGAGGGCGTCGTCGAGGTGTACGCGGCGCTGCACGGCCCGCGTGCCGAGCGTGTGGCTGGCGAGGTTTTGGCTTGGCTGTGTGACCAGGACGACGCTAGCGATTTGATCGGCTGGCGCGATGAGCGCGGCGAACACGACGGCGCGATGCCGGCCGCCGAGCAAATCATCCTTGCCCGGCACCTCATGCAGCACGGCGTCTGCGGCAAGCCTGACCCGGCCGCGGCCAGCAACGGAGGCAGTTACAGCAGCCGCTTCGACGCCTCGCAGTTCATTGCCCTCGGCCGCGTGCACCTGGGCATGACGCACGACGAGGCGGCGGCGCTGTCCATGACCGAGCTGCAGCAGCTCATGGCCGTCAAGTTCCCGCCGCAGGAAGGCGCAAAGGGCAAGAACGTGCCCACCCGGGCCGAGTACGAGGCGGCGATGAAGCGGCTGAAGGAGCGGCGCGGTGGCTGAAGGCTTCAAAGTCGGGTCGGTCTACTACGAGGCCGATCTAGAAACCGGCAGGCTGATCTCGCAAGCGCGAGACGCCGAACGCGCTGTCGGCCGCCTTGAGGGTGCATTCACCCACGTCGCCAGCGCCGTCGCATCTCTCGTGGCGGCGCTCAGCATCGAGGCCGTCGTGCGCGGCAGCATCAACGCGGCGCGGCAGTTCGAGAAGGCCGTCGCTGACCTGTCGGCAATCACGGGCGCTACCGGCGAAAGCCTGCAGCAGCTGACGGCCGAGGCAAAGCTGCTGGGCAGCACCACGACGGCCAGCGCCGGCCAGGTCGTCGAAGCGATGAAGCTGATCGCGTCGGCAAAGCCGGAGCTACTCGAAACGAGCGGCGCGCTGGCGGCCGTGACGAAGGAGGCCATCGCGCTGGCCGATGCGTCCGGCATGGCACTGCCCGCGGCGGCAGAGGCCGTGACGCTGGCCCTGAACCAGTTCGGGGTGGGCGCCGATCAGGCCGCGCGCTTCGTCAACGTCCTAGCCGCCGGCGCCAAGTTCGGCGCCTCGGAAATCAGCGACACCGCCATCGCGCTCAAGAACAGCGCGGTCAGCGCGGCGGCGGCGCGCGTGTCATTCGAGGAAACGAACGCGGCCCTGCAGGCGCTGGCCGCAGGCGGCATCAAGGGCGGCGAGGCCGGCACGGCGCTGCGCAACGTCATCCTGAAGTTGGAGAACGAGGCAGACAAGAAGCTCAAACCGAGCATCAACGGCCTTGCCAGCGCACTCGCAAACCTTGACCGCCAGAACCTGAGCAGCACCGAACTGACGAAGCTGTTTGGCCTGGAGAACGTCAACGCCGCGCAGGCCCTGCTCGGCAGCGCCGACAAGGTGCGCGAACTGACGGCCCAGCTCACCGGCACGCAGACCGCGTATGAGCAGGCATCAATCAACACGGCGACGTTCGACGCTTCCGTGCGGAAGATGAACAACGCCCTTGAGCTGGCGGCCATCAAGCTGGGCGACGAGATCAAGCCCGCGGCCGAGGCCGGCGCCAAGGCCATCACAGCCATCGCGCAGGCCTTCATCGATGGCGCCCCGGCGATCACCGCGCTCGGCTCTGCGCTGCAGGTCGTGGCGGCACTCATGCTGGGCCGCGGTGTCGCCGCACTGGTGGCGTACACCGGCGCGCTGTACGCAAAGGCTGCGGCAGCCGGCGCCGCTACGGTGGCCGCCCGCGTGTTCACAGCGGCCCTGGCCGCGGTCGGCGGCCCCATCGGCATCGCGGTCGGCCTCATCGCCACGCTGGCCCTGAACTGGGACAAGCTCTCCGACAGCGCGCGCACGGCGGCTGAGATCACGGAGCAGTCGGCCGAGCGCATCGCGGCGGCTACGCGGAAGAGTTCCGGCGCGGCCGAGCGCGACCTGAAGGAGCAGCTCGCCGAGATCGAAAAGGCACTGCCTGCCGCGCGCCGCGCGCCGACCAATCTGCGGATGGGCACTTACGGCGGTGTTGGCAGCCCTGAAGAGATCGCCGAGGCCGAGGCCAGGGTGAAGGCTCTGGAAGACGCGGCGCTGCGCACGCGGCTTGCCCTGGAGAAACTGCGCGGCGGCGGCCGAGGCGACGACATCATCCCCGCCCTGGTCGGGTCGGCGCCTGCCGCCGCGCCGCCACCGCCGCCACCGCCGGGCAGCAAGAAGGCACCGGGCACGAAGGCGGCAGCCGACGACGTGCTCGAGCAGATTCGGCAGCAGATCGCCGCCGAGGCGAAGCTCGCGCAGATCGAGAGCGACCGCATTCGCATCGCCGACGAGCGCGCGTCCAAAGAGGCGCAGATCGCAGAGCAGACCGAGCGTCAGCGCGCGCAGGGCCGCGAGTTCGCCGCCGGCCTGATCGCTGGCGACGACCCCATCGCGCGGCTGCAGCTCGAGCTTGAGACCAAGAGCCAGCTTCTTCAGCAGGCGTACGAGCGCGACCAGGGGAACCTGGCCCTGTACGCAGCCGCCAAGGTCGCGCTCGAACAAGACACCGCGACACGCATCACCGAGATTCTGGCCAGCCAAGAACAGAAGCGCCTCTCCCTGCAGTCGCAGGCGCTGAACGCCTACGGCAGCCTGTTCGGCAGCCTGGCCGACCTGTCGAAGCAGTTCGCGGGCGAGCAGAGCGGCATCTACAAGGCGATGTTCGTCGCTTCGAAGGCCTTCGCCATCGCCGACGCCATCCTCAAGATACAGCAGGGCATCGCCAATGCCGCCGCGCTGCCGTACCCGGCGAACATCGGCGCGATGGCCAGCGTCGCTGCAGCCACGGGCAGCATCATCTCGACGATGCAGGGCACGAACTACGGCGGCGGTCGCCAGTTTGGCGGCCCCGTGTCGGCCGGCAGCATGTACCGCGTCAACGAGACCGGCGCCCCCGAGATGTTCGTCGGCTCGGGCGGCAAGCAATACATGCTGCCGACGCAGGGCGGCCAGGTGATCCCGGCTGACGAGGTGGGCGGCGGCTCCGGCGGCTGGACGATCAACGTCTACGGCGCACCCGAAGGCACGACCGCCCGCGTCAACGAGCAGCAGCGCACCGTCGACATCGCCGTCGGCCGCGCCAAGGCCGAGATCGCCGGCGAGTTCCGGGAGAACAGCGGCCAGGTGTGGGGCGCGCTCACCGGCAGCAGCAACGTCCGAGGGAGGTTCTAGCCGTGCCCATCTCATACCCCGTCGGCCTGCCGACCGTGCTGGCCACCAAGCGCACCAGCAAGGGCGCCGCCTTCGGCATGGCCAGCCCGCGCCGCGGCACGCCCTACGTCGAGCCCACGGGCACCGACACGCCGACGGTCTTCGCGGTCGAGTGGCTGCTCAGCGAGGCGGACGCCGCGGTGCTCATCAACTGGGTCGAGGTCACGCTCGAGCGCGGCACGCTGGAGTTCACGATCCCGCTGCGCACCGAGACCGGCCTGCGCGAGATCACCGGCAACTTCCTGCCCGAGGGCCTGCTCGACCGGCAGCGCGACGGCGCACTCTGGCGCTACAGCGCGAGCATCGTCTCGCGCACGGGCACCGGCCCGCTGATCGCGCCGCCGCCCCCACCGGCGCCGCCACCGCCAGCACCTGGGCCGTCGGGCTACTTCCTATCGCGCTGGGATAACAGCATCATCTTCACGGCCGGCGAGACGGGCCTGGACGTGACAGCGCAGCTCGAGCAGGCCGCCTTCGACGCCGACGCCGGGAACTACACGCTGGCCCTGCCGCCGTGGGCGCTGCGGTTCAACAAGAGCTTCCGCTGCAACCGCATCCGCGGCGTGCGCGGCCTGTCGGTGCTGGTGCCCGAAGAACCGTTCAACGCGGCGGCGACCTTCGGCAACGAGTTCGTCATCACGAACCGCAACTTCTCGCAGCTGTGGAACCCCGCAACGGCCGAGGACTGCAGCTATACCGACTTCGAGCTGCGCATCGGCCTGCAGCGCAACATGGGCGGCATCGGCATCGCCGGCACGCGCCGCAGCCGCTTCGAAGGCCTGCGCCTGAAGGCCATCCGCACACTCAATGGCCTGGGCCGCGCCTACCCGGTGCTGTCGCTGATCGACTTCTACGCGCTCTGCCGCGACGGCAAGGTGGTCGACTGCGACCTGGACAACGTGACGGGCGCCTACGGCACGGGCGGCACGCGCTTCAGCCCCGACGGCGGGGCCTGCATCTGGGTGCGGAACTTCCGGCTGTCGAACCTGCCGCTGGCCACGCTGCAGAGCACCGCGCCGGCCGACGTGGCTGCCACGCTGGCCGAGGCCGAGGAGTGGGTCACCGAGAACATCGAGATCCACGGCAACCGCATGACGCACATGACCAGCGACGAGGTGCTCTCGGTCTACGGCGTCACCGGCGTGACGCGCAACTGCACGGCGCACCACAACAAGATCCTCGGCCTGCCAACGATCGGCGGCGTGCACCACGCGAGCTGGATCAGCATCTTCCCGCTGCGGCAGTTCACCGGCGGGGCGGTCCCTCTCTTCGACGCG